AGTTTGTCGAATGATCTGTAATAGGGAAAATCTTCCATATCGCTGGATGTATAGAACCTATCATGTTGTATCTCCCACTTGGGTTTGTTATGTAACCAATAATGAATAGAATTTATGTCGTGGTAATTAACATTTAATTGCCTGAATGTTCTATAGTCGAAACCCAAGTAATATTCTTTATCGTCATCATGGGTTAATATCTTATACTCTAGGTTATCCACCTTACAATCATAGTGGTCAGCATAGAGCACTTTATCTTCCCAATTATCATAGATCAGCACAGGTGTGTTCTTTGGATGAGACTTACTCCACAGTGGATACTTATTGATACAGATTACCATATCATAACTTATGGAATTTTTATGTAAATGTCAAGGTATTTTTAAAGTTTTCGATTTCGTTCAGGAAAAGTGAACGGTACTACACCATCATACCAGTCAAGATCCATGAACATAAATTTTATTTCATTTTTATGTAAGAAATAAAATTGAATATCCTTTAATGCCTGATTCATACAATTTGAGTATAGACTAGCAATTACAGAATGATTCTGGTCATACTGGTTATCAACTTTTAATCCATCATATTGTTCTTCAGCAAAGTAATATGGGGATCTATATACACCAGCAGATAAAGTTGGTCTAGCACCAGTGCTTCTCAATGCTCGCCATTGTCCAGGTGACACTTTTCCACTTTTAATAGCATGTAACACAATTACTTCAACTTTAAAAGCAACCACTGTAAATCTTTTCTTTTTAAAAAGTCCAGTTTCATAAACACCCCATCGATATTTACCATGCCTCGCTCCTTTTGGAGTGTTAGAATGACCTGGACTTAGTGCTGGTATAAGTATCTCATTACCTTTAGGATTGATGTATCGAATATGTGTTTTATTTTGTAAGTCTTTTTCAGCAAAACCCGCTCTGATCAGATGTAGTTTTGGACCAGTAGCTTGTTTTTCTTCACTAGACGATGGTTTTGGTGGCGTCAATGCTCTTAAAAATCTATTATAATTTTCGTTTAATCTCTTAATAAATTCTTCTGGTGTTGTTTGTCTCATATCAAACAAATATTTTGGTATACCGAGTTGGCTATTTTTTGTCCCCCCATATACATCAATATCTAAATTTTGTAATTGAAAATAATACATATCATCACCTTCTTCAAGGTCTCTCGTACAAAAGGTAAAACTTTTTATCAACATATTAACGTTAACATCACCTGAGTTATCGGGACCAACTTTATATTTCTTATCAGTTAGATCAAAAGTTAAAATCGGTTTATTATTTTTAATACCTAAAAGATCATCATAATCCTTTCTTGCTTGGGATTGAAAAGAATCTTTGTTAATATACGTAGGTCTAACTGCTACTGAAGTGGCTGATAATAATTTTCCCCTTTCTGGTTTGACATTAAAAATATCCGCCATCTCTTGAAAACTAAAAGGTTCAACATAACAAGCAACCGGTTGATCTGGTTTATCGTAATTAGCTCTATCATAATCTGATTGTTTAAGAATATCAGGATTGAATTGTAGATTGATTTCGATACCATCAAATAAATCATTAAAAATAGTAGTTTCTAATGCCGATGCGTATGCTAGATTTTCTATGGTATTAAATTTTTTAATGTCCGAAATTAAATATTGTTCGTGATTCCAAGTTTTTTTTGTAAATTCACTAACATCATCACCTTTAACTGTTAAAGGATACTTTGTTTGTTTACTAATTTTAAACTTTAAATTATTACCAATCATTTGACCATCTTTGTAAGGAATTATTCCACCAACAGCTTGTGGTTTAGGTGCTGGTGGTGGCGGTGGCGGTGGTTTATCTAAATTAGAAAAATCATCAAGAGATAAATCTAGTTCTTCTAATTCTAAATCTTCAAAATCTGTAAAATCCAATGGACTAACATCTAAATTACTGTCATAGGAATCCTCAATATTTTCTCTAGACATTTTAAATAAACGTACATTTTGAGTATCTCCTGTTTCTCTCTCCGATAAAACTTTTGCTACTTTTGTAACAGGTACTTCTGGTGTGTTTCCCCCAACGTTAGCTTCTTCAGGATCTACTTGTGCTGGCGGTGAAAGCACATCCTCTGGTTTAGCACCAGTGGTTATATATTTAAATTTTGGATCTAGTTTCATTTGTGAAATGTATGTGGTGCTCCAATTATTAGGTTCTATTCTTTGTTCAATACCAACTATTTGAAATAAAGTTCTATCTTTATAGTGTTCTGGTAAATAATTTATTGTAAAATGATCACCGATTTGTAAATAGTTATTTCCATAGACCGTTAGTTGAATTTTAATTGGTAAAACCACTGGTACACTATTTGATTTAGACTCACCATGTACTTTTTTCCTTAAATCATACAGAATAGCCTCTCTGAAAGATCTTTTCATTGGTGGTGGTGGTGGTGCTCCTTGATATACAGGACCTTCAACTGATTCTGGATCTACGGATTCTGTATTATCAATAAAAAATACATGATTAAATAGTGAACCGATTTCTGCTTGTCGTTCTTCTGAATTTATTGCCATCATGCTTGGATCTTGGAGAATCATATTATCTGTGTAATTTTTAAAACCCCTACCATCTTTTTTAGTACCCATAACCCTTGTTTTCCTAGTACCATCAACCACAACTTTAGATGTTTTTTTATCTATTATTTTTTTGTTTTTCTCCTCTTTAAATTTTTGTAAGCCCTCTTCGGTAAATATCTTACCAACAGTTGATTGATTATCAATGCTATCAATAGATTTTTTCAACAATTCATCATCACTAGTTGTAAGATAATCTTTTTTATTAACACTTGTATTTATATTTCCTAAGTGTGGTAAACTACGATAGTAACTAAACTCTTTCTTTGAATCAGTTAAGGCATTGATATGACTCATTGAACCTAACCTATGATCGTCAAGGTACTCTGGAGATGACATGGCTTGTATTGATAATTTATCAGAGAGTCGAGTATCTTTTTCAAATGAAATATCACATTTAGATACAATGGAATCGTTTGATGTTACATCAAAAATTAATCTAGGTTGTTGTGCGTGAAGATTTACATCATGAAAACAAAATGAAGTACCAGATTGATTAGTGGTAATCATTTTTATATTCCAACAAAAATTAGTGTCAGCATTTATTGTATCTAATATCGTATCTATTGCCTCTGTAACCGAATCGTTATCTCTAAAAGCATCTTTTATCACTTGAGTGGATATAAAAAGTTCACGAATGGGTATGGTTTTAATACCAGGAAAATTAGGATCGTCTTTAGCTCCACCAAGTACGGCATCTCCATCAAATTCTGTTTTATTAAACTTATCATTTACCTCATCAGTAGATGGTGGATCTGTTTCTGAATCTACAAACCCTTCTCCACCAATAGTCGCAACACCCTCTAATTCTGCGTGAGTCAAAATTCTTTCAGAAGACTGATTGTTAAGATTATTCTCTGAGTTTTCTGTTTTTGGGTTCATGCGTTCATTAGCTTTTTGTAGCGCCGCATTGTAACTATCGTTCCAGTCAATCGGTAACATAAAACTAGGTAAATCTTCATTAGGAGTTAAGTCTGCAAATTGAAGAGCACACAACTTTTCCTCCCAGCGTAACCTACCCTTTGTTGAATTATACTGCAAGTCATATTTATCACCGATTGCTTTTACTTTATTCTCTTCTTTTATAACTGCAGAAACAAACGGGTTTAAAAATATGTCTTCTAATTTACCCAAAGTTATGTAAGTGCTTTCTTTATCATCATATGTTTTTTGTAACTCTTCACTGTATTTAAAACCAGAAAAACTTTGGTGAAAAATACCAGTTTTAAGTGCCATTTCTGAAATTCTACCTAAATTAGTCGCAGAACTTTTAACACTGGAATAATCGTCTGGAATTGCTGTCGAATTAATCGTAGATTCTCTAAAAAAAGTTTCAACCACCTCTTTTAAATCTACCTGTGTATACATGTCCCTTCTTTCAAACAATTCATCAATATTAGGGTGGTTTTCATCTTCATTGTATGCTATTAATACTTCTCTTAATATTTGGTCAAAAATATTATTAAATACATATTTTAAATCATTATCATCTGTTATATCTTTGTCCACTAAACCATGATTTCTAGAAACAATTTCTACAGAACATTCAAAGCTACCCTCATTATTTACAGAAAAATCATAATTAGAAACAAGACCAACAAACGGTTGAAAGTAACCAAAATATTTAGCTATTAAACCAATTTCTTCATCAAAAAGAAAAGAATCTAATTCACTTAAATCAGTATCAGATAATTTAACAAACTCTAAGGGATCATACAGAACAAAACCAGAATCATTATAGGATCTACCAATATCAATACAAATATTTGATCCAGGTCTTAAAAAAAATGGTAAGAATATATTATCAAAATCGTGTTTATCATGTACGACAAAATTAACCGATACTAAGAAAGTCGCACCTATAGAACCTTCGGTTTTAACATCAACTGATGTAATACCTGCAGCTGGTTTAAAAAGTTGATTGGGTTTATCGGCTTTACCACTGCTTAATAGTTGTGGAACATAAGTAACTGATTTACTACCCTCACCTTGAGTTTGAATTGATGCGAGGGCAGTGCCTTGACCATAATTATTTAGTTCATCATTATGATTTACCGTATAAACTCTGATGTTGTGATCCTCAACTAATTTATTGGTATCTGGATCTACAGTTTTTACTACTTCATCAACCGCAGTCCACATTCTAGCAAAGGCGGTGGATTCACCTAGATATTGATCATACGCATTTGTACTTTCGAGTGGATTTATTACTTTTTGACCAGAACCTAGTCTTTTAAATACATCAATAATATCCCTTGAAACCTCTTGACCAAAAAGTCTATCTTTGAATTTAGCCATTTTATGTCATCACGGCTTCATTAGTAGAAACTGGTATCCTAAGTTGTTTTCCCACTGGTATATTATTTGTGGATAACTTATTTACAGATGCTATGAACCACCAAAACTCAGGTGTGCCATAGTATTGTTGAGACAATAAATCACATCTATCACCTTCGGTAGCAATTAACAAAATATCAGAATCGGACTCTACGTAATCAGCTATACTAGATGTACCTAACCTAATTTTTTTATCATTAATAATTTTCATTATATTTGAATATCTACTCATTATGCCCACTCATCACTATATGGAGCTTTTAGTTTGTAAAATTCAGTTGTTATACTAGGTGATTTTTTATGTAGTATTTGATAACTGATAGCCACATCAATAACTCTAGGTAAACTATCTATTGCATCCCAATCACCTTGCTCATTTACAGTGTAGGTTAAAGATTTTATATATCCAAACTGTCCCATAGCTTTACTACCAATATGTGCTAAATAAAGTTCGGTAAATGGTGGTTGCATTCTTGTTGTTATATTACCCATATCTGTGTAGTAAGCTGGATAAACCAATGATGTTAATTTTTCCATTTTTTGATACATCACTGTAAACTCTGTTAAATTAGCTGGAGCTAATCTTAAATTAAAAGATATATCCCTCTCTGCTTTGGAATATGTCCAAACATCTTCCGATCTACCCACATAATGAATAGGATTCCAGGTTGGATTTACATTTTCTGTTATACCAGTTACAAATCCTCTGAAATACAAATAATTATCATCTCTTAAATCCCGTATTCTAACGTAAAAATCTCCAGGATCTATCTTATTGTCAAATTCTAAGGGATGTACTGGATTACCAGTTGAATCTGTCGAATCACCAAATCCACTTTTTACCTCTGCTGATGAGATTTCATCTATATAATTTGTTCTCTTACCACCACCACTTAAATCTAAAAATCTTTTTGCAGGTTGTTCAGTTATGGGTAACTCTGTAAAAGGACCTATTTGATCTTTTGCCTTTTCAACCAATGCATTTGCTGCTTTTTTCGCTTCAGCCAAAGCGGCTCTACCAACGTTTCCCGCAAGTCTACCTACATTTTTTAATCCAGTTATAGTTTTTTCTTTTTTCGTTGCCCAAGGTGCAGTTCCTAAGTAACGTTTTTTCTTAGCCTGTGTTTGTGTGAATAAAAGTTTGTCCAATGGATTATTAGCCGAAATAATAGAATCAACATCACCTTGCCTTTTTAACACCAGTGGAGTTGCTAATTGTACTAATCTACTGTACTCATTTCTACCTGGTTTTCTATTACTTCTACCACTTCTACCTTGAAAACCTGGAAATGTCGTGTTAAATACTGAAAATTCAGGTATACTTGGGAATCCTTCTTGAAATTTTTGTTGATAAACATTTAAAAAACCAGTCATTGGAACTGGTAAAGGTGGTAACATTAGAGAACGAAATGGTTCGGCTAATGTTATTCCATCACCAACAGCAACATTAGTTACATTTTCTTTTAACATAAATTGCACACCATCGGCTGATAAATAATAGTTTAATAATCTTGATGCATCTTCACCAGCTGCTCTAAGTGGAAGTCCATCCCTATCGTAACCAGTTTTTCTCGCATTTGGTGAACTAAATCCTATGGGATGAACAACATGAGGTTCACCACCACGACCACCATAGCCTTGGGTTGCTCTTATATTTAAACTCCCCACAGGACCATGTGGTGATTGATGTAATTGTAAATCACTTGATATCCTATTAGGTTGACCAAATGCCTCTCTGTCTGGTGTGGTGTTACCATGGGTAGGATCAAATAAAGATTCTAATTTGTATTTTCCATTACCTAAATTTTTTAATGTAAGATCAGGTTTTGATTGTTCCATAATTAACGAAGAATAAGGATAATTTTCTTTTTGATTTACATCAATACTACTTTGAAGTAATCCACCTTGATAATTTACTCTAATCAAACCACGTGAATGACCATTGACAATAGTATCACCTGTATTTCCAATTCCAGCTATCGCCATCAATGGTGATGGGCTTTGTTCGTTTTGAATTGGTGTGATTTGAATTATATCTTCATGAGTGTAATTCGTACCAAATGTATGATTGAAAAGATTATCACTAACCGTATCATCGTTTATATTTTCAGAAATATCGTGTTTCCAACCAGGATACCTATCTTCTCTATTGTTAAATATGTTTTCTAAATTTTCAAAAGCCATCCTACCCACCTCTCAAAGCTACATAAGAGTTATCAGCAGAATCACCACCCATTCCTATTCTATTCATTATAAATTTTAAATCACCACCACTGACAACAGCAGTCATAGTTCCACCACCACCAGTATTAGGTTGTATACCACCGGCTGGTGTGCTAATCATATCATTTACTTGAATTGGATTGGTGGTTGCCATAACTGAATCTCGTGGGTTTAGTTTAAAAGCACCAGCTGGACCTGACATAAAATTAATTCCTCCAGGACCAGATTTAAAATCATCTACTGATGTGATCATTGATGTCGCAGCTGCTACCAGACCACCTAAGATACCAGCAAATAAAAGAGGTCCTGCAGGACCCAAAGCGGCTGCACCTTGTGCTGCCACTGGAAGTAATGATGCTATTCCGGCTTTAAAAGCTTTACTCCCAAGTAAAGCAAATGCCGCCTGTCCAGCTTTCAAACCAACGAATGCACCTATGACTTTGTTTAAATGTGTTGCTACGAGTAAAAAAGCATCAGCTACTACCAACATAGTATTTCCTAAACTCTTAACTTTTTCCTCGTTTCCTAAGAAAGAAGTAAATTTTGTAAGGATATCAGTGAGGGCAGGACCCAATGTGTTTAGAGCGGTTTTTGACAAAGCAGCAAAAGCATTTAATAACTTACTCAATTGACCTAAAGCTTCTTGACCAACTATATCACTGAAATTAAAATCACCTACAACTCCTTTCAAACTTTTAGTACCACTATTTAGTTTTGCGACCTGATCTACCGTCATCTCCAAAGCTTCAGCAACTGCTTCTTGTGAAAGTGGATCTAGGGATTCAAAATTTGTTCCATCTAACTGTCTTTTTAATTCTTTTTGAAATCCAACTAAATCCTTAGCAAATGCTGCTTCTCTTGCCCTTTGAAGATTTAAAGATCGACCAATTAAAACACTTGCGGTTAATTCTTTCTGTAGTGATTGTTGAAAGTTCAACACACCTCTTGCAGATCCTGCTATATCACCTAAAGTTAACCCAAACTGTCTTGCCTGTACAGCAGCTTCGGCTAAATTATCTGCCGAACCTTTTGTAAATTTTGCAACAACTTCACTTGAACCGGCTATGTCTTGTAAAACAGCTGCAGGAGCGACCTTATTAGCCAAAGCGAGTTGAAAAGTACTTTCGGATAATCTTTCTGCCTGTTCACTAGATAAACCAGCAGTTTGCATAAGCACACCAAAAAGTTTTGTCCCCTCATCAGCAGTTAAACCAACTCCCCTTGCAGTATCTAGTATTGTACGATTTAAAGTAGCAGCCGTATCTAGAGATACACCAAATTCAGAAGCAAGTGATGAAACACTAGAGGTAACATCATCTAATGAAAACCCTAATGTGGTAGCAGTAACCTCTGATAGAGCTATATCTTGTTGAAAACCTCTACCTAATTTATTAAGACTACCAAATTTTGTACCGATAGCAGTTAATGTCGCGTCAAATTTTTTCAGAACTGAAAGACCTACTGCTAAAACTCCCCCAACTGTCAAAGCTTGTTTTATTGCTTTAGTGGTTTTTTCTATTTTTTGCTCTACCTTTAACTGTGCAAGTCTAACAGAGGCAATTGCTAAATTGGTTTGATGTATTTCTTTCTTAATACGTTTATCACCGGCATTTGCTTTTGCTATTTTTGCAGTTGCATTGGCAATATCGTTTTCAGTGGCGGCAATTCTTTTACTTATTGAATCTTGATCTTTTTCCTCTTTTGTAATCCTACCCAGCATTCTAGCTCTATCTTGAACAGCTGCATTTAACCTACCTTGTTTCTGTAGATTTTTATCTAATAAACTACCAATAAGTCTAGTTAGACCTATTTCTGAATCTAAAGCTTCATTGACGATCTCTTGAGCTTTCGCTTTTCCTAGATAATCTTCTTTTTTTGCCACTTTTATATCCTATATTTGTTTATTTTAATTTTTTTTGCTTTTGGATTATCTTTTTTAAGTTCTGCATTCGCTGCTTTTTCAAGTTCTTCTATAGCGTCATTTAAGTCACCAACCATACCCATAAATTTCGTACTTCTTCTTAAAATGGGTTTGGTGATTAGTTTAGTGATGATTTTATCAATCAACCCTTCCTCTAATATATTCTTTCTATCCATGTAAGACATGATACAGTTCTCCTAATATATTAATAAATATTGAAAATAGTTATTTCTTGGGTTGAAAGTGCCGTGGAATAGTAGGTTTTGATTGTTGTTGAGCCTGATCCATTTGTGCTTTCTCTTTTTTCTTTAAATCAGTCAATTCACGAAAATAATAATTTCTCATGTGGACTGGCATGTTGTAAACATCATCAAAGGTGAAACCAGGAGCACCATAGATGAAATAGAAAATGGATTGATGTATTTCTTGTTTATTCGATGGAGCTAGGCCAAAAAAACTCGACTGTAAGCGGAATTGATACGCTCACAGTTTCACCTCCCATTTCGATTTCTTGTGTCAATTCTATGTCTGGTGATATTTCTTGAATGTACTTTCTTAAAGCAACTGAATCACGAGCCAACATGTTTTGTGTAAAAATATTAATAGTCTCTTGAGAGTTATCGCCATCAACTTCTGTTATTGTGTATCTCAATCTAGTAGATACAGTTGATTCATAACCAAACTTTGAAGATTGTTTTAAATCTTTATCAATAAGTTTCTCCTCTTTACCAGTAAGTAATTTAAATTTTATTTTTGTCTTACCAATCGGTGTGGTATATTCAAATGAATTATCAGTGTAATCAACGTTCTCAAGAGGTTCTTTAAATGGACATTTTGTTAAATCAAAAGTATGTGTAATGTTTTCATCTACATTTTTTGGATTACTAACCTGACAAGTATATTCAGGACCGTAAGCAAGAATACGAGCTGCTATCAACACTGCATTCTTATCACCAAGAATTAAATCATCTGATGATATACCGTTAGTGACTATTAAACTATCTAAAACTTTATCTATCACCACACCTTTTTTAATCAGATTTTCAGACATAAGGATATCTTCTTCTTTTGTCGTCATGTATTTTAATTCAACTTTACCATCACTTAGCGGTGAATCTTTTGAATATACTTTTCCTAATGAGGGTAAATCAATAACTTCCGTGGGGAACTTATGTTCTGCCATTATAACTCCTTGATGTTGTAACTATTGGTTACTTAGAACCAAATACTTTTGAGAAGAAACCTTTCTTCTTTTTCTTACCTTTAGCACCACCAATCTTCTTTCCTTTCTTTTTCTTCTTCTTCACATCCTCATCTGCACATGCCATTTCACAAGTCATTTCACAAGCTTGAGCTGGAACAGCGTTTAATGATGGAACAGCACCGAAAATAAAGACTGCTGATAATAATAGTTTTAGTAAGTTTTTCATTTAGAACTCCAATATTGCGTAATCGTACTTTAACTGTAGGGTAATTTCAACTGGATCTGATACAGTCATGTCTAAATCACCAAAAGTAGCATCTTGGATGTACGTTCCATATAATGTCCACTTTTCAATAATATCACCAACAGGTCCTAATACTTTGAAATTAATATTTTTCTTATAGAAGTCTTGGTATCCATCACGACCAGTAGAACTTTCATGATGTAATCTTAACCATTCAACAACAGCAGAAGCGGCGGATGGGACAATCGGATCGTAAAGTGTGATAGTGATTGGTTGCCATCTTCCCTTACCTTTTACATACTTTGTGATGTTCATATGCTCCAACACCACTTCATCAAAAGTAATCTGTGGTCTTTGAGCTGTTTTGATTGTAAAAGCAGGAATTCCACCTATCTCGAAGATATATCTATTTCTTAACTTCGGTTCATACGGTGTATAAAATAGTTTATCTGCTTCTAATAATGTTGCCATAATTTATCTCCTATACCAATAAATATAAACTTCTTAAATTTTACCCATCAAAAGCCGCGCCAGATGGCTCAATTACGAAGTCTAATACGATGAACTCGGCAGTTCTCGTTGGTTGTAATCTAATTAATCCTACTAATTGATTTCTATCAATCGTTTCAGGTGTATTATTTGTATCATCCATCACAACTTCAAAGGCTTGTAATCCAGCATTAGATTGTACTTGTTCCAAGTATGGATTAACAGTGTTTAAGAATTGATCTCTTAGATCAGTTGTGTTTTGTTCAAATACAAGATTTCTTGAAGACCTAGAAACAAAGGACTTGATGTTAATCAACAATCTTCTTACATTCACACGATCTAAAGCACTGGCTTTTTTCTGTGTGGTTTTCTGACCGAACACAGTCACACCTTGTCCAGGAAATGTAGCGATTGGGTTTACATTTGAATCATACAGTGTATCTCTTTGAGCCTGTGATAATTTTTTATAAGCTTGAATTGCCGTATCAATACCACCTCTGTTCAATCCAGCAGGAGCAAACCAAGGTTGTCCAATCACATCATTGAAATGATATACACCAGCAATCACTGTTGATGGTGGAACATACCTATAAGTTCCTAATGAACTATCCAATACTTGCACCCAAGGATAATAAGTAGCGGCATAACTAGAGTTTCTAGTTTTAGCCCTTGTGGTTACAGTTGCAACACTACTTGTCTTGTCTGTAGCATCATACACTAAGAAACAATCAGTTCTAGATTCACAGAGATCAACTGCCTGTGTTATTATACTTGAATGATTAGCATTACCATCTATTATTCCAGGTAAGAATAATAAGTTCATGTTGTACTCATCTTTATTACTCAAAATACTTAGAGCAGTTGTGTATCCACCAGTTCCAATTGTTCCAGCACTCGTGGCTACATTTACACCTTGTGAATTTGTAGCAGTTATATCATCATAAAATTTAAATGGATGTGAAATCTCTGTTGAGAAAACACCACCACTGAAAGCACCATGATCACTTCCACTACCAACTGCTGGAAAGAAAGATGCTGAATTAGCATAAGCAGTTGTCACATTACCATTATCGTCCAAATAATTAGGTGTTTTTCTCGCATCAAGAAAAGAACTAACTCTTACATACTTAGACATGTTTGGATACTCACCCACTGGTTGTAGATAAGCCACTCCATCCTCTGTAGCAACGGTATTGGTTTGATTACCGATTCTTTTCAATATGTAATCAGTTGATTCGGGATCAAAACTAAGATTAGCATGTGTTTCTAAAATTACTTTTCTTTTATTCGTATCATTACCTTGTCTGACCAAAAGGGTAAAAGTTCCCTTGTCTAAATTTCTCTGAGATATTTCATATCTTACATTATCGGATCTACCACCAAAACTACCAGAGACAAAATGATCATTTCCTCTGGAACTTGTCATCGGTAGTAATATTCCATCTGTTCCAACTGAACCTGTGTTATTAAATTGTGTTCCATCACCTAAGGCTTCTAAGGTAAAAAATGAGGTGTTAGTACCAGTTACACCAGCCACACCAGCAACTGCAGTACCGATTACAATTTCAGCAGTACCATCAGCAGTACTGGATATCGTTAAATCAGAATCAGTTGCTTCTGCAGTATCAGCAGTTACAGTAATAAGTCCAGGATTAGTTTCACCGACATGAGTAGCTGAAATACCAGTCATACTATCGATTAGTATCTCTACCTGTTCTGCCACTTGATCAAGTTTTTGAGCAGCACTACCGACAAAAGCACCCATGAAAAGATTAGCAGCATTTGCAGTAAATGAGGTAACGTTAGTTCCATCCGCAGTTTTAAATGTTATGACTTGTGGTGTACCACTTCCAACTTGTATGGAAAGTGTCTCATCGTTATCCGGTAAGTCTTCTTTCATTGTTATGGTTCTTGAAGCATTTACCGCAGTTACAGCACCTGTGACAGCTCCACCCACGACAGCAGTTGCTCTAGTGGAATTTGGACTACCCACTCTAACAACAGTAAGAGGACCACCTTGTCTCAAATACTCTCTAGCAGTATGGGATGTTAAATATTGATATTTGTCCGAACCACTTTCAATCAGTTCACCGAATTTTTGTACATATTCTCCATATGAACTTACAACGGTTGGTTCTAATACAGGTCCCTTAACAGTAGGTCCTACGATAGCAGCACCGATTTCTCCTAATGCTGCTGGGATAAAGGATTGGTCTATTTCATTTGTAAATACACCTGGTGATACGATTTTTTCAGCCATCTTGATGTCTCCGATAGAGTGGTAATAGTAAAAAGTCTATGATTATTCATATATAAATATCATATAAATTTTCAAAGACTAATTTTTTAGGTATCAGATGGTGTAAAAACTCCTGTATTTGGATCTAAAGTACCAGGTCCATACTTTTCAGTAATACCATTTAGAACTTTTTGTTCTTCAGCTCTAACACCTTCAAAATCCTTGTGTGCTTGTTTTTCTTGTTGGTCAAGATTGTATTTCGTAAGAGTTATTTGACCAAATCGTTGTGTAATTTCAGCATACTTTACTCTGATCTGTTCAATTGATTTTAACTCTTCATCTGTAAACTTGATGTCTTCTGCCATCTGTAACTCCTAATTAATTAGTTTTGTATATATATATAATTATATAATTTTTTCTGAAAAAACAACATTTTTGCTGTAATCTCTTTTTACTTGTGATTTCTTTCCAAATAAGTTTTCTTTAAACTCACTGATAATATATCCTTTAACCGTCATACTGAATTCGTTTCTGATTAATCTCTCACCTTGTGATTCCATCTGCTCTTCGTTGGTTATCCCACCCTCTAGTTCAGTTCTGAATTTATAACTGGTTTGATCCCCCCAATAGGTCTTTAAATGTTCAATCATCAGTGAATTCAAATCATTCATCTGCTCCATATATGATGTCATCATCACAATTGTGTACGTACAGTTTACGAAATCTGGCATAGTAGTTTTAACAAACTCTTGAATTGGTTTTTGACCAGTCAATACATTAAATCTACTGTATCGATTATTTTTACTCCAACCAGAACTTGATTTTATTACATTTATAAATTGATCCTTGACATCATGTTTGAAAGATTGTGGTAAGTTTTCATCAAAAGTCAAATCTGTTCTTTTTATCACTATGATAGGTAAAATAATAGCACCATTTCTATCTCTAAGTGTTCCACGACCTCTAACGGATTTCCATCTCTCTTCATTACCATATAAAACAGGCACTTTGATAATTTCATTAGCTTCTTTCACCTTTGGTTTCATTATATTTGTCATGTGACTTATCATCGCAGTGTCAATATCTCTTAGACCTATGGAGTAACTTTTACCAGCATCACGTCCACCATCTTTTCTAATAGAAATACGATCATTTCCTTTCTCAGAACGAAAACTCGTTTGTTCAGCACGATTTACTTCTGATTTATTCAGAGCATTTTCATTTGTTACTGGTTTAATTGCCACTTCTTAACTTCCTTAATTTGTCAACTTTACTTTCTGATTTATTTCTGTATACTTCTGACTTCAACCCTTTGGTCGATGCCTTGTCTATACTGATTTGTTTCTCTATCGGCACCTCTACAGCACTCATATTTATATTCTTATCCTCACCATAGATATTACCTTGTTTCAGTAAATCAATTATCTCGTCAAATTTATCTTGTCTTGGTTCACCATAGATATTATCTATTGATGTATCTATTGCTGTTTCCACAGGTGTTGATTTCACCAAGTGAGATCGTCTTGGTTTCATTATCAATACTTTGTCTAGCATTTGAACAGCCATTATCGTGGTCTCTCTTCAATTTGTAATGATGATAATCTACTACGATGTGCCGATGCTTTTATAGCATGACTAAATGTTGGAGCACCACCGATCAACTGTGGTTCTGTCACACCATTTATTTCCCAATAGTAATTATTCCAATCACATATATCACCAGCCTCAGGAAAAAAGTTCAATGAGCCACTGGCTAAATTATTTCTTTGAAAATTCATTTCTATAGTAGAATTGACATCAGCACCAACGGATTCAAATTGTTCAACTTCTGGTGCGTTATATCTGATTAAACAATTCACTCTAAAACCAACGTTGAAATATTTTGTAGTACTCTCACCATAGATATTATCTTTAGTGTGCTGAGTATTGATCTTATAGATATCCACTGATTGTCCAACAAATTCATCGATCAACTCCTCATTCATGGAGTCAAATAAACTTATCTCTTTAGATGATATAAAGAATGGTTTAGTAGCAGACATCAGTCTATCCTATGAATATTGGTAATGGAGCTTTGGCTAACACCTCTTGTTGAGCGTTAGCTTCTTCAGCCTCTGCTTTGAGTTTTTCAGTTAGACTAACTGACTCTAAGAATTCTTTCAACTCCTCTAATAACTGTGTCTTCTCCTCTCTACCTTCGGCTTTTAATCCCTCTCCATCTAATGTTACCTCTCCATCAGGTACAGGCATGGCACTATACTTACTTCTTATAATACCCAATAATTCTTTTGCTAATGCAGATGTGTATTTTCTTATCCATTGTCGACCAGGTGCATTGATTGAATTATAAGTTATAAATTGATATGGTACATTTGACGGATCTGAGACACCACCTTGTAAAGCAGCATTTTCATTGTTAGTATTTCTTACATCATCTTTAACGTAATATTCAAACCATATTTTTTCACCAGCATCACCAGAACGAGGTTCAGGAAATATTCTTAGTTTATTATTATGTATCTCAAATGAGTAAGCACTTTTTCTAACTAAATCAGATGTCTCTATAGCATTTGCTCTAGCCAAATCATATGAAATTGGTTTTAATACAAATGATATTGCTGGGGATACATTACCAAACCCAAAAGCATCTAATAATTGTCTTTGATCAAATGAACCAGCATATGGATCATAAAATCTTGATACGGCTGCCGGTGGAGCATTGAATACTCGTTGAACTTCAATTCTTTTTCCACTCTCACTTACATTAGCCCAAAGACCTTGTAGGTCATAATCTTGAACTGATCCACTAAGAGTTACATATCCCTTTTTCAAATCATAGTTTTCACTTAATCCAACTGCCTGTCCATATTTATCAGATAAACCGATTGATGGACCTACTGATGGAGTTACAGGATTTGCTGAACCTGTACTAATAGAACCCGATATTCTGTTCTTCTCACCGTACTGTTCCCACATCCAATTCTTGATGTTGTAATTGTTGATATGTTGTGAGTATTCACTGATGGATTCTTCAAAACAAGCATAGATAGAACCACTTGGTATCTCTAATTGTAGAACAGGATGACCTAATCGTTTTGCCACCCATTTGGTTACTGATACTATATCAGATTGAAAGGTAGAATCAGTATCATACGTACCATATGGAGTTTCTCCACTTGAAAAACTTGATGGATCTGAATAAATGTGGTCTAATTTTGGCATAATATTCCTCGTATATAAATATTACGTATAAATAAAACAAAAAGGGGAAACCGAAGTCTCCCCTTTTTATATAGTAGTCTATGAACTAGATTTAGAGTACATCCAAAGATTTACACTTAACCAATCCATAAAACTCAGGTCGAATCATCTTCTTAGCGTAACGAGTCATCACACCTTTCCTTGGAGTAAAATCACTTGGATCGTACACCAATGGAGTTGTAATTAACGGTACGTAAGGTGAGTAAACGGCACCAGTTTCTAAGAAGTTACTTCCACGGAATCCAACCAAGATTTGGTTTTCACTCATGTAAGGGTTCTTATAAATGGTATATCTACCACCAGCTTGACCTACACGGCTTACGCCCATAGCAAACTGAGCAGCAGTTGGATCACCATCACCAGGATTACTCATGTATCCAGGAATAGATTCTAGTATTGTACTGATCTTAGGACCAACAACAACGAAATTAGCACCACCACGTAGTGTTAATCTATGAATCTCATTGGATACTTTTTGTATCTTAGCAACAAGTGTTTGATACCATTCAAAACGTGTACCATAGAAAGTGTTTTCAGACCAACTTCTGTTACCAGCGTCATAGTCTTCACCAGCTTTCGCAGACCAGAAATCAACTGTTTGAGCATCTTGAATCAACATATCAAGGATTTCCAAATCAATTTCCATTGAAATGTAATCACTTAACATAGATGTTAATTCAGCTTCAGCATCAACAGAGTGATAAGCATTCAAGTCTTGAG